GGTATAGAATGTGTCGATTGAGTTGCGGGACTAACCAAAGAAGATTTAATTAAATTAATACTTCTAACAGAATTTACAAAATCTCTCAATAAATGTGTAGGGTGAGCGTATATTCCTTGATTTAATACACTTCTTTCATCAATAGAATATTGTTTTGGATATTTAACTCCATTTCTAATATGGGATAATTCTTTAATTTGGACTACGTCTGCGACAGCATATGGACTATTTCTAAGTGAAGGAGTTTGTAATGAATCGACTAAATAATTATTAATTCGATTTGAAGCAATAAAATTTTGAAAGGCACTTCTTACAGATGATAAAGCAAGATTTAATGTATTTTGATTGTCTGATGAATGAATAACTTGTAAATAACTGTTATAGGCACTGTATGGTATTACTTCATTTGAAGGAGGGATATTTTGATTTAAAACTAAATAATTAAAACTCATAGATACTTCACTTAATTCATAATATGCTGATCCATCACCGGCATTATTATTCCCTCCCATACCATTATCACTATCTAAACAATTAAAAACAAAACTATCGGGTGATAAATTTAAATCAATCTTTAATCCACCCATATTTTGAACGTTTAAAGGTGATCCACTTGAAAATAAACCAGCACGTAATGGGATAGAACAATTCATAGGGGCATTAGAACGAAGTTGTTGAGCGACTTTATTACCAAAAGTGTAATATACATTTGATAAACTATTTTTAAATCTTTGAAAAGAATTTAACATTGGTATAACAGTTGCGTTTAATCGAGAATAGTTGCGTATTTCTTCGATGGTTTCGTTGTTAATTAGATTACTGAGTTTAATACTATCAATTACTGAAACCGGACCTACACGTGAATTTAGACTACCACTTGATAATCCAGTTGCTGCTGCTCTATTTCCATATGTTTCTTGATTATTAAAAAATCTAAAATCAGCACCACTTCCAGTTCCACAAGTTAATCTAAAATTTAATCTTAAAGTTGATGTATCAATTAGTTTATTAGGAGTTGGGGCGAATTCAAAATTAATAACCGGAGCACCATTTCTAAAACTAAAACTATTCATTGAATTTATAGGGTATATTTCTGCTTTCTCAATTGTTTTTACTTTAACTTTACTCATTATATATTAATATATAATATATTAATATAAAAATTTTAGTTTAAATTCATTAATTTAAATTTAATTAAATAGCATAAGTTCGAATTAATTGTTTGAATAATTCTATCCTTCTTTTTTGATGATATAAATAACTATTATGTAAAAATTGTATTGAACCATATATTGATATTAAATCATCATGTGTATCATCAATATCTATTTCTTGTTTTTTAATATCTAATCTATATCCAGTTTCTTCATTTGTTTCATCTTCATATTCATACATTTTTGTTTCTATTAAAGATATTTGATGTATGATTTTTTCTGCTTCTGTTAATTTACTTAATAATTCTTCTTTTTTTTCATTTATTTCAATATTAAATTGTTTTATATTATATTTATAAAATTCTAAATCTGTTTGAATTTTACTTGCTTTTAAATTATAATCTATTAATGTTTGATCTATTTTTTGATTCATCTATATATATTATATATATATATTTTCTTTACATCATAACTGAAACTCCACCTCTATTTACAACAATTGTTCTCATATGTCCTACCCAATTATGTAAAAGAATTGGTGAAGTTTGAGATGCGAAATTAATATTAAGTCGCGTCTCTCCTTGTGATGCCGCCATGTTAAATGTGTGTCCGTATCGAGACAAAGCACGACATATTAATAAATTATTATCAACTTCGGTTAGATTTTCTACATCAATATTTAATGCTTCAAAGGCATCCTCCATTTCTTTTAGATGAATTGCGCTCCATCCAGCGGGAGTATTTCTATCTCTAATATATTGAGATAATGATACTCTTTGATTAGGTGTAAGTAAATTATTAATAATGTATTGATAATCAGTAGGATTTTGTCTTGATGATACATAACCAGTTAAACCGTCTTCTTGAATTTTTTTATTTCCTTCAAGAACCTCCCAACCAGTCATTATTGCTTTTGCTCTTCTTAAATTAGCAATAATTGTATTAGAACTTACAATCTCATTTGATGAATTATTTACCATATAATCTCTGTAAGTTTGAAATTCAAAAGCATATCCTTTACTTGAAACTGCGCTTTCTAATGCTTGAATTTGTTTTGATGATGGACTTACAGTTCCAACTACAAGTTCCATATCACTAAGATTTGGGATTGGATTTGTTGCGGGGGGTTTAATATAAATTCTTGCGGCATTACCGGTATTTGCTGCTAAATTAACTGCTGCGAAACTTATTTGTATTCTTCCAGCGGCATTAGCAATTGCTGTAATATCTACTTCAACATCAGGGACAACAACTGACCCAGCAACAGTATATAATCCACTTATAACGATTGTTTGACCTATTGCGAATGGATGAGCGTGAATATTTGTAGCACTTACTTCTTTTACATAAGCAAGAGAACCGATTACATATTGGTCTCCGGCGGGCACACCAGCGGCGGCGGCAGTATTTGCTTCTGCTAATGTATTTGCTAATGTTAAAGTTGCTTGTGCCGCTCCATTTAAAACAGTTGCTGGATCAGTTCTAAAACCAGTATCATTGACAAAACCCGCTTGTATAGATTGGTGTGTTTTATCACTTTTATTCCAACCATATCCAATACTTGCGCTACTCATTACTTTATATAAATCATTTTCTAATAAAATCCTTACATGCAATCCTCCTAATAAATATGATGGTAGAGGTTGATTATTATTAAATAATCCACTCAATTTTAGAGGGACACATACTTCTATTTTTCTATTATTTAATACTGTTGCTGATCCACCCGAATATAATTGGGCGTTTTCTCCGGCGACTAATTCACCAGCACCTTCAAAAAGTTTTTTTTTATTTGATTCAGTCGAATTATCTGCTACACCACATATAGCACGTGCTAAGCGATTGTAGTTATAAAATTGTTCGCACACTCGATTTCCATTTCCGCTCAAAATCGATAATTCTTTGATAAATGATGATGCCCCTATCTTAGAATTTAATATTAATTTATAATAATGGTCGGGATCTACTTTACCAGCAGTTAAAGTTCCAGCACCAACAGTTCCAACATTTATATTAAATTTTAAAAATGTTTCTAATGGATTAATCATGAGAACAGTAGAAGGTATATGAAAATGTAGTTCATCACCTAATTTATATTCTGTATTTCTCTCTTCATAGACTTTAATTTGACTAGTATTCATATTATATATATAATATAAATATAAAAAAATTATCATTTTTATTTTTAAATTAATTTTAAATTATTTAAATTATTCTAAGTATAATTCTTCTTCACTTTGTTCTTCACTTTGTTCTTCTAAATCTTTTTTAATTTTTTTTAATTTAAATAATTCTTTTTTAATTTTTTTTGCTTTATATATTCCTTTTTTTTCATACATAAATCTTTTAAGATAATCATAACAATATTTACAACCACTTTTTAAACTTTCATAATATAATAAACTAACAATCATGATATATAATATTATATATTTATATTATTAAAATTTCTTAACTCTACCAGTTTTCTTTTTTTCTTTCATTGCTTTTTTAATTCTTTCTTTACTTAATTCTTTGAATGTTTTAGGTGTATCTTTTGATATTCTTTTTGTAGGTCTATATATATCACCTTTCTTTTTATAACCAGTTGTTCCTCGTTGAGAAGACCAAGCCTCTTTGAACCATCTTGTTAAACCTTTTTTTGTTTTAGTTTTTTTTTTATAATAATCTTTTTTATTATATTTTTTTTCATATTCATCTTTATATTTTTTTACTAATAATCCACTTCTATAAGCACTATTTTTTGTATATTTTTTAAATAAATCTTTTTTTATTTTATTATATAATTTCTCATCTGTTGGTTTATTCATATATTATATATTACATATTTATCTAAAAGTATTTACATTACTTAATATATTTGCGCTAAACATACCTCCTACTGGTAGAACTGCTGCTTTTTGTTGTTGTTCTTTTATTCCAGCACCTTCTAACTTACTTTGTAATTGTTTTCCAGTTGAAACAACACCGTAAAT